GATCTGCGCGCTGATGAAGCGGGAGTTTATGCGAAATGACAGTCCACCAACATATCCGCGCACTGTACAGTGAGTATATCCGCGCTCTAGGCGACCGCGACAAGGTGTTGTTCGACAACCTCACAATTCCCGAAGAGGAATATGCCAAGATGGACGACGCCGTCATTGACGCACACGACAAACTGGCAGACGCAATCAAGATGACAACCGGCCTGACAATGGCAGAACTGGAGAAGATACGATGACACTACAACGCGCACAGGAAGCGGCAGAGCGAGGCGATAACGCCGCATATGCTGGCATTATGGAACCGATTATGAAGCGCCGCATGGGGCGACACCCAGACGCGACGATCGTGTTTTCAGCAAAGCGCTTGATTGCCGATGCGCTGATGTTCACCGCTGGCGCTGCCAGTCTTGCATTTGTGGCAATGATGATTGCCGTTGCTTTGGGGGTGGTGGGATGAGCAAGCGATTCGGACGCAATCAGCGGCGACAAATGAAAGCGGATATTGCTCATCGTGATAACCAGGCCATTTTGCGAGAGCGTCTCCATTTGGACCAAATCAACCAATGGAGTCAGCGGCTAGAGGATGTAAAAAATAAGAATGATGAAGCTATACGCGCGGCAAGAATGGCGCAAGACACCATTCGCATCTCTATTAACGCCCTGATTGACGATAGAGAGCGGGGAATCCGTATGATGGCTAGATTTGACAATCTTAGCCTGCGGTCAGAGGAGATTTATTCCGCCATGGTTGTCAATTTGGACGATTTGTCGCATCGCAGCGACATTGAAAGAAGTGCTTTTGTCGGGCTTGTTGGGGAAAAGATAGCGCGAAATGCCCTTGAACAAATCATACGTCATTGGAGGCTTCGCTAATGCCTACCTTTAATAGACACCCCCAGCCATACACACCATTCAAGCCGACTGAAAAACAGGCTGGCGATCTTGTCCTGACCGCAAAAGGTTGGGTAATTGTGGAGAAGAAAAAATGTTCAAAGTAGGTGACAAAGGTAAGACCCGTGGTGGTCTGGATTATCGGGTGATTTGTGTTGATGCTGTGGGTGATTATCCAACAGTGGCGCTGTTGACGGACATGACTGGGAATCAAGTGTCAAAACAGTACACTAAAACCGGCTTCTACTACTCTGATAAAGAAAGCCGCTATGACCTCATAAAAGAGCCAATCCGTGAAGTGCGGTACGGTGGTGTGTATGCAAGCATGGAGGATGAATGTTTGTATAAGGTCGCTGCTGCTGCTGCTGCCTCTACTGACGGTTATGGTTACTCTGACCGCGTTTTTGAGATCACCTTCGAGGACGGCAAGCCCGTTGAAGCGCGGATCGTATTTGTGGGGGATGGGGAATGACTGACAAACCAACAGTGACGCAGGCGGCTGAATTTAATCTTGTCTCTATTTTACGTCCATCCATTCGCATAGAAGGCAACCAGTGGTGCGTTCTTTATGGAGAGAATTTACAGGATGGTATCACAGGATTTGGTGATACCCCGTATCTTGCAGTTCTGGCCTTTAACCGTGAATGGCATCGAAACATTATCACTCTCACCAGCGCGAAAGGTCAGGCAGATGAGTGATCTTACAAAAGATGAGTTTTGTGCCCGCTTCAAGGCTCGGATGACTGCACTCACAAGAACGCATTTCGATAATGGTGAAAGCATCGCGGATTACGCCGATGAAACCGCCCCTACCTATTGGGAGACTGATTGGCAACGGGCGATGGGGCCGGAAGAATGTGCAGATGCCGACATGTCTTATTGGGGAGATTAGTGGTGAGTGATCTTATTGAACGGTTGGGTGCAATGCACTCTCACAGGGGCGATGGTGTTCCAACGCAATATGTTAATCCAGACGGCCCAGCAGCTATTGCTCACATCTCCGCGCTGGAAGCTGAGAATTTGCGGTTGCGGTATGTTGTAGAGAAGTGCCGTGCGCAATTCGGCTTTTACGCTGACGAACACCGCAAGGCTGGCAAAGATGAAAAGGCCGCAACCAATCAGGCTTTTGCTGACATATGTGCGGACGCCCTCACACAGCAGGGGGCGGAGTGATGATTGGCCGTATATTATGTTTCATGGGGCTTCATATTTGGCGTCGCTCTCAATTCGTTGCGCTGAATTGTCGCGAGGAAAGCTTGAACTGCGTTCGGCGCCACAAACAAAAGGAGTCGAAGTGATGACAATCCATATTACATTCGGTTGGTGGCTCCTGCCTTTTATCATCACGTTTGCTGCTTTCACCGCTGCCTATTTGACGATGCGGAATGATCCAGAAGCTCGGATGGGCGGCCCTGTAATTTGGGCACTCTTTAACGGCGCTGCTATGATCGTCTCGCTGATCGCATGGCTAGTCTGGAGTATCGCAGCATGACCCTCTCTGACCGCGTGGCCGCGCTGACAGGGCCTGATAGGGAGGTCGATGCGCTGATCGCCGGATTTATCAGGATGCCCTTGCCCCTTTCTGGCAATCCAAAGCTAGACACTCCAGAGAAATGGGCCGCAGAGGCGTTGGCGCTAAGATGGAATGTTCCTCGCTTTACCGCCTCAATGGACGCCGCGATGACGTTGGTGCCGGAGGGGTGGCGCGGTCGCATCTTTGTGGGAAACCAAACCATGGCTATTGAGGGCTTTGGCGGGCCGCATGGAGCGTTCTTCACTCCGTCAGACAAATGGGAACCTGAAAATGCCAAATCAGAATTGTGCTGGTCCCCCGTCCTCGCCGTCTGCGCCGCAGCTTTACGCGCAAGGGGATTGTGATGGTTGAAAGAATAACAAAGTGGAAATGCGGCATCTGTGGAGAGGAACATGTGTCCTATGATTGGGCCAGAAATTGCGAAGTAAGCTGCACCGTTAAGAACAGTATAACCCGGCTCCAATATAAATTGGATAAGCGGCTAACTGATACGAAAGTTTCTCCAGATTAAGCACCACCTCAAGCTTCTGAAAAGGAATGAGAATATGGAAAAAATACCGTTAGAGCGCAGCACCTTGGATAAGTTAAAAATAATTGAACGGGCTTACACAGTCAACGAGATTGACCAGATGCGTAAATATATCAAACGCATAGCATATCCTTTTAACGAGGTATACAATGCCAAAGAGCGTAGGCAAGATATTGAGCATCGATTGCGAACCTATATGATGGCTGGGATATCACCAGATGAATTGAAAGCGCAACTTGAGCCTGCATATCTTGTGGAAAGTGAGAAAAATACAATTCATTTCAACTGGCCACTTGAGATTGTGAGCGTCTCATGAAGCCCGCCCACATTAAACTTCGCGTAGACATGGACGGGCGGATATGGGCAACACATGAGCAGCCGACAAAACCGATACGGCGCTTGCGTGACGTGACGGATGATATTCTACTATGCCTGTGTGCCGATCTCAGCGCGGATGATGCAAACCGGGAAATACAGCGATCCGTGCAATTCAGCGATGGCAGGCGCGTTGTTGTGAGTGTCAGTCTTGAAAGCGGCGATTGATCTGGTATACTCACAATAGTTTTCGAGTTAGTTACGAGTTAAGCGGGCAGCACGGATGGACGTGCCAGATAGCAGCAGTCTAGGGTTCGAGTGTACGCTGACGTGGTGCTAAGCACTTTGTTCACAGGCCAAGCCGGTATCAAGCCCGGTCCCGCGTATTATATAGGGTTCTATCAGGTCTAGGCTTGATTGTCTGGTAGAGGTAAGTGGATGATTGCTGCATCCAGCCCTAACGATATAGAAATTGCCAAGGGTTGCCTTTTAGGTAGTTCCAAACCTTGGTGATAGGGTGGCGTAAGAGCCTAGTGGCTACGATAGAGAGGCGGATTAGACACCATTATACGGGCATAACCAGCTTTAAGTATGATGGAGCCTCCGCAGCGGGTGAGAAACTAACCGCCGCCACCCATTTTTAGACCCCGTCGCCAAACTGGATAAGGCATGGTAATTCTACTGCCATCATTGCAGGTTCGAATCCTGCCGGGGTCGCCATTACCACACAAAACAAAACCCCTTCCATTGCTGGAAAGGGCTTTGACGCAAACTTGGTCGGCGCAGCGTTAGATAAACTAACACTCGCCTTAAGTTAAGGCAATGGCTTTTTACTTAACCTCCAAACACCGCATCTGTATGATCTATTCCGCAGCCCATGCACATAAGATTAAACCGGCCTTTGCGATAAAAGGCGTTAAGCGCATCGGATCCACATTCAGAACAGGTAAAGGCAACATCGCCTTGATCTGCGCCGAAGGGGTGTTTAGGTGCCGCCTTGTGCAAATGGCACGATGGGCACTCCACCCATACAGTGCCCATAGGCGCAACAGCAATAGGCTCATGCCCGCAGCCTATGCACTTAACCGTGCCAGTCCAATGTGGCGAACGCCCCTCTTTAGCTTTAGCAAATGATATAACCGTCATAACCCCGCAGCCCACTCCATGGCACTTTCAAGCTTGGCCGTGTTTTCGGTGCAAATCTCCGCATCTTCTAGCGAGATGATTATTCCACCGCCAACCAGCTCGGTTTGCGCGGGGGCTGTTTCAGGTAATCCGGCACCGTTATTTGCGGGGCTGGTGTTGGTGGTGCTGCTATGAATACGGGCTTGCAGTTTTTTGGCGTACATGCGCCGCAAGTCAGCATAAGCGCGGCTGCTATCATAAGCTTTGTTGGCATATTCGGTTTCCTTGTTCCGTCGTGCGATCTCTGCATTGGCCTTGGCCTGTGCCCCTGCCGTCTTACAATCCGCAACGGCTGTTTCTAGATTGGCTATCTGCTTGCCCAAATTTGCCTCTTGCAGCGCGTGGGCATTGTTGGACAGCCATAGAGCGCCGAGAAGGCCAATGGACGCTACAGACGGCACCAGCCAACGCCAGTTGCCGCCTAGCCATGATAGGATCAAGCCGGGAATCATGGCGCTATAGCCTGCACTAGTCCATAAGCGGGATTATCGCCGCCTGTCTGGATCGCTTGCTGCCCAAGGATTGTCGGGTGTGTAAGGTCGCCTTGATAATATAGCGTATCCGCTGCGTCAGCCGCAGTCAGGAACTTGCTATCACCAGATGCTGTGATATTGGCTAGATCCACAAGGGACAATTTACCATCATATGTGCCGCCAGATCCCGTGTTTGTATCGGTCAAGAATTGCGAATTGATGACACCTGGGGATGAGGAAAGCGCCGCACGCAATGGTGTCAAAGAGGTCATAACGGCGGTTGTGGATGCGATGTTGTTGGCAATAACAACGGACCGGCCTTCCGCAAAATGCCCGTCTGCATCATTCAAATATGTCACAATCGCGTTGTAAACATCTGTGCCACGTTGCGCCGTATTAGCCGAGCTGCTTGGGTAATATGTGGGGTTTGTGGATGTCACGTCATTGCGGCCAATCTGGAAATATACCCGCTCACCGCCTAGTAACATGTTAGAAGCATAAATCCCGTTGGCTGCTTTCAATCGTGCAAATAGGCTATTAACCGAAGCTGCATCAGCCGCAATGCCAACGATAGCACCTTGTACTGCCATGTTCACAATGCGGGTTGCAGGGTTCCAGTTTGTGCCAGGATCGCATCGTAGCATGGCAGGGTTATAAGCCGAGCTAATACCCGCCGCCGCTGTTATGCTGTCGCCGTCGAATATCATGCCGCCCGTAATGTTTGGGATTCCCCATGCCGCCTGCAGCGCCGCTTGTATTGCCATGGCCTGCGCGTTGGTTAATTCGCCATTGTAATAGACGAGTTCGTAAATATCCATGCGAAGCCAGTTATTTGCAGCTCCAGGTGTAAACGCAAACCGCCCAATCTCTGCGCCGGTGCCTGTGCCAGCGGCTGTAGCCTGTGCCACATCGCAGAAGTCCCCGTTGTGCATAAACCGGATTCCGCCGTTGGCAGTAGTGCGAGAAGCCACACCAATGACCTGCATCTGACAGCCCGCGATCATTCTATTCGCGTTTGCGGCTGCGTTGCTGTTTTGACCGTAGCCCGCCACCGTCGGCGCTTTTGAGCTTGTGCCGTCAAAGCGCATCATGCCGGCGAGGGCGTTGACTGGCGTTCCAGTGTTGCGGCCAAGGCTGAAAACAGTTTGAACATTGTAGTTGATGTGGTGACGGCCCACCACAAACAGGGTTCCGGCCCGCTGCGTAACAGCGAGCGCGTCCGCAATCTCCAGCGCCTCGGAGCCACTAAACCGCCAGAAACGACGGCCTAAAGCGTCCGTGACTTGCTCAGGGCCATTGACAGCACTAATCGCCGCAGCATCAGCAAGCCCCATCATATCCTTACTGGCAGTGGTTCGGCCAGATACTACCGTGGTATCTGAAAAATGCGGAATGAAGCGAACTGTGGGCGTTGTGGGTAATGCCGCGATAGGTGCCGGGAAGCGAACCGTTTTGTTAATGGCAGACCATATCTTGAAGTTTTGAATATCGGTAGCATTGGCAGGCGTACCCGTTGCCGCCAGCATGGCGATCAACGACGCTTCACTCATTTTACGAGGGCCGCTTGGGCCTTCACCTAGACTTAAACTCATTCTGCACCGCCTTCATGCTTCTGTCTAAAATGTATCCAGCCCGCCGCGCCCGCCATTATAGCAGCGCACCCCGCGCCAACTGCTGTAGGATCGAAGTCGCCCTTTTTATGCAGCAACCATAATACCCCGCCCCAAAAGCAAAGGATAGAAAATCCTGCTGACAACCGCGCAATATCAAGCGCATTGTTGCCCTTGGTGTATAGTAAATCCTTGATAATGCTCATTGCATAATAGCCTCTTTCAACGGGCATTTACCAAAAACTGTCATCGGCGACAATCGCCCACTCAGGCCCAGCCCAACCGTTGATTGTGTGCGTATTTCAAAATGCAGATGCTGGTCAGCAACGGCCATGCCTTTAGCGTTTCCACTTTCCCCCGTCAGTGCGATCAGTTGCCCGCGCTTGACCTTGTCACCCATTTTGACTTTTACTTCTGATAGGTGCGCATAGAAGGCATATAGCGTGTCCATATCGCCATCAGTTGCAAAATCAAACTTAAGCAAAAGCCGCTGTCCATAGTCGCCGTAATTTGACGTATCAACGATTGTGCCGTCTGCGATAGCATAGCATGGCGTTCCGATAGGCGCTTCAAAGTCCCATCCTTGGTGCGCTTTCGGCGTCCCGGTAGATGAACGCCTGACCATGCCGAATGTGTTGTTAATCACGTTGCGGCGGATCACGTTGCGCTTGAGAGGCCAGCTTATCATGACGGCCATTTCCCTGCGCTATATGCCGCCACACCAATCAAAGCCGTGATGACGACCTTGACGACCGCGCCCCATAGGCCACGGCCCAAGTCCCTATAGAAGCTTTCAACAACCTCTTTACGGAGGCCCTCGACGATTGCGGCAACGTCTGCGTCTGTCAGGTTTCTTTCGGTCACTTATGCGCCCCATAATGAAATGGATTGAGGCGATGGACGCCGCCAAGATTAGCAATAGCATGGCCAGCACCCCACAATATCATAACAGCCATTTGCGCCAGCAAAAACCAATCAAGGCCGTTTAGATAAAAAGCGGGATCATCGCCTGCTATGGCAAACATGGTATGCCATCCAATCATAACGCCGTAGATGCCGCCTATAACCTGTTGCGCTCGCCCAAATGGGTGCACCAGAACTGCAGAAGCCGCAATCAGGTCCATCGCCCAGAACCACGGCCATGCTTCATAGTTGCCCGTAATACGGACAAACGCTTCGCACACACACCAGTTGGCCAGCATAATGAATACCGTGCGCCGCATGGGACTATGATTTAGCAGCAAAGCCGCCGCGCACAGAAAGCATAGGGCGATACCGAACTCAGGCATTTTTCGCGTCCTTTGAGCCTTTGGGCTTTACAGGTTTCGTGGTTGCGATCTTCTTCGTGCCTTTAGGTGGTTTCGTGGTTCCGCCGCTCATGTTCTTACCCCGCGCTAATGTTCAAGAATGATAGTGTTGGCACAGATGCGCCTGCAAGTGCAACGGTCCAACCCGGCATGATAGGCACCGGAATAGTGTTGTTTGTTGCAAATGTTCTCGTGGTGCCGCCGTTGATTGCATAAGAAGAAATAGCCCCGCCATTGACATAGACCGATATAACACGACCTGTGTTATTCGTGAAGCTCCAAGGGCTGGAACCTGTCAGCGTTGGCGGCGTTAATCCTACACGGTCACGAACCACAATGCCCACAAAATTGACCGGATCGATTAGCTCAGCGCCTGGATGCAATGGGTCATCGCCATAGTTGTAGCTTTCCACAAGAAGGGAGCGATCTGTCAGCATACCCGTAGAGGATAGCGCATAACCCACAACCTCAGTGAATTGTGCGCCAGCCATATAATGGCCTCCACCATCGGACGTGTCATGGCGTACGCAATAATAGCAATTTTCAAAGGTGTTGCTGATAAATGTGCAATTCAGATTAGCATCATCGGTGAAGCGCACGCCGTAATAAGCGTTACCAAAAGCGCCATTGATGAACGACATGCTAATGACTTTACGCAAGCGGAGCGCTGTACCGTTACGCGCATCGCCTGCCGTTGCATAGCTGTTGCAGATGACGTTATCAAAGCCGCCGATAGCCACAAAATTAAGCCGCAACGCTTCATTGTCTGCGCTATTTGCAGAATTGAGAATGCGGACATTCTGCCAGCGGATTGTGTTAACCGGATCTGTGGACAGGTCGTCATTGCCAAGTGTGAACAATGGCCCACCAATGCTGCCAGTGATTGTGATGTTTTCAATGAAACTGTCAAACCAGTCTGACGAACTGGTCATATAAATACCCCGGCTGGAGCCTGTATTTACAACATTGATGACCGATTGATAAGCGGTGTCACCACGAATAGCGATTGCCCGCAAAGCCCCGTCGCGCATAACGGCAGGATCAATCACAATAGGATTGCCGCCGCCGTCGAACTTGTATGTATAGCCGCCGGGAATAAACATCGACTTGCCGAAAATCTTGCAGGCGGCAAGGCACGCTTCAAAAGCTGGCAAATCGTTAGCCACGCCATCGCCAACCGCGCCAAAGCCGAAAATGTTAAGCGGCAAGGTATCCAGATAGGCCCGCAGTGTCATCAATACGGATGCTGTTGCATCGTATTTATAGCCTATTTCCGCCGTGCCATCATCGCCAGGCAGTGCCTCGACAACATCGACTGCATCCTGCACCGTGCCACCCGATGCTGTGCCGATCATGGCAGCGCCGCCTGTGCCGGAAAGCTCACCACGCAATGAGCCGTCGATAGCGTCGGCCACATAGTCAACTTGCTCATTGGCGCGATTACGGGCACGGAAGGAGTAGCTATCCTCGTCTGTGTAGACAGCAGCGCGGATGCCGTTATTCACAACAGAGCCAGCCGATATAGACAAGGGCTGGTCAGCCACATCAAGCAACTCAGGATCCCAATAAACCGTTATCGGAAACAATTCAGGATCCTGATTAGCCTCGCCGATAAACAACTTACCGCCCTGCAATGGTGTGCCATCCAAGTCGGAAATAAAGTTTTTCTGATAGATAATTTGCGTTGTCATTCGGTTTGGCTTCCCACAATAAGCGGCGCAATGGCGCGAGGTGAGCTAAATGTGTCAATAAAATCACGGTAGAACCCGGCAAAATTCTCTTTTGCCTTATCCATCGCGTCTGTAACTTTGCCCTTTGGTGGGCTGACAGCCTCTCGCATGGCGGCGTCAGCGGTATACCCAACGACATCTTGCGCCGTTTTAGCCGCAGCCTTGGCCTCGCTAATGCCTTTAACAACAGGCGATATGGCTTGCCCGGCAACGCCGCCAATAGCAGCGCCAAAAGGACCGCCAACAGCAGCGCCAGCCGCAGTCAGTGCCGCTGTAGCCTTATTTTCAGCTGTTGATAGCAGGCGCATAATAAGCAACCCTGAACCAGAAGGATTAGTGGTCCCACTGATAGGCACTGTCACGTCTGCAATAATGCGCTGCAGCTTCATAAGCTGGTTATATTCAGCAGGATCCAGCAAAACCTTAAGTTTTGAAGGTGTGAAATTGGATATGGCCGTGCGCAGCTTTGCACCAGATAGCGCGTCTGTAATATCCCCGCCAACATTGGTTGTTTTGGTAGTCGCCTTGTTGAATATCTCCGCAAGCCCATGCGCCTGGATAGTGCGCCATGCTGCAATGCTTTTAGGCGTCGGCTTGGCAAGCAAAACAGCCTTCAAGCGTTTCAGGTCGCTTTCCTTGCCAATGGCTTTTGCAAGCAAATCTTCCGGCTTGACGCGGTAGGTTGTGTTTTCAGCACCACGCTTCCAGTCGATCATATCCTGAATGATGTCTTTTGCTCCGAATGTCTTTTTCTGCTCAATAAATGCTGTGCGTGCGGATTTAAGCGCCTCACTGACATTTCCTTCACTGGCAGGCAAAGAAGCAACAGTGTTTTCTACAGCATCGTCAATCGCGCCTTTCAGTATCTGCGAAAGCTTTTGCCCGCCATCCGCCATATACTGACTGGAGACAACCTTGCGAAAATCCTCAGCATTATCAAGGCCAAGCTTTTTAGGTTCGCCATAGAATTGAACGATAGAGCCATCATCAAGCTTAACCTTGGTTATGCCAGCCTCAGATGTCTGCGCTCCCGTTTCCTTGATAGGTGCAACTTCGCCAATGAGGCCATAACGAGCGGCCTCCTGCTTGATAACAGCCTTGACTGCATCGGGCACATCGGCCTCAACCATGACGCGGTTAAAAGCCTGCTCAATAGGCGCAGTATTAAGCTCAACGGGCGCGCCCAGCTCGCGAGCCTGCTTGTAAAGCTGCTTTACACCTTCCGCCCCTGCATCGCGCAAATCTTCTACAGCAGCACGAATTGCAGTGCCACGCTCCTCAGCCGATGCCGCTGTGTCACCAAAAGCAGACTTGAACCTTTCGCTTGCAGCCTTAACGTCTTCGATCTGGCCTGCAAAAAACTCCCTTGCTTTGGCCGCATCTTCGCCGTTCATATTCTTTAGGCGGTTTTCCGCGTCCTGAATATCAAAGTTACGCGTAGCCTGCCCGCGAGACATGCGGATGCCTTCGCTTGCCGCTTCCTGAACGCGCTCCGCAGCCGTTCGGGCTTCTGGCGCTATTGGCGTTTCAGGTGCGCCAGATGGAAGGGTGCGAGATATTGGCGGCGGTTCTGCTTGTGGCAATGTGTCAACCATTTCAGGCGCGGCCTGTGCTGGCGTTCGTGGTGCCTCATATGCCTGCTTCACCTCTTCCGGCGTCATCTTGTAGCGGGTGGCAAACTCCTGCCCATCAGGAGTGAGATTGCCCGTTTCGTCAATGACAACAGCTTTAGGCGTGACCTCCACTGCATTGGCGACACGGCCAGCAATCCGACGCCCGACAGAAGCGACACCAACAGGCGTCAAGCCACCGATAACAGAAGCTGCAAATTGCCCAACCCCGCCCGCACCTTCCTGTCGTGCCGATTCACCAGATAGGCCAGAGGTGGCACCGGATACGGTATCCAGAACCGGATTAGACGCCAAAGCGCGGCCCACAACCCCCGTTGCCCCCTTAGCGCCAGCCGCGGCAAGACCTGCCCCGGCAGTTAATAAGCCCTGTGTGCCGCCACCAATGAGCGCGTTAGTCAGCTTTTCGCCAGAGGTAGCCGGGGCCGGCAAGCCCATAGCGTTAGAAGCTGCGCTGGCTGCGTCCTGAAATGGTGTTGTAGACAGGTTGGTGCCTGCAACCGTGTTGACTATAGCGTTAACTGGGGCTGCTGCTATATCAACCAAGCCGCCCGCGCCTTCCAGTACGCCACGAACGCCCATCCCAAGGCTCTCGCCCGCTGTACGGGGGGCAGGGCGCTTTAGTGTCAATCCTTTAGGGAGCGCAATCTCGTTGTTTGCAAGCGCTGTGTCGATCTGGTCGCGCACACTGTCGGGCATATCACTTAAAGTGTTGTACGCCTGCGCCATCTTGGGCGTAATAGCAATGACAGAGGGCTTTGTTCTAAGCTTGAACCATGACGGCAGGACAAGCGAGCCACTATTAGCCGCCACCTCAATTTCACGTGCCTCCTTGGGCGACATGCCGCCGGGTTTGCCTGCAAGCTGGTATGCGGAATAGACCTTGTTGACATCAAAGCCGCCATCCTGTTCAGTCATTTTGACTTCGCGTGAAGCCATTGCCCGGTTACGATTTGCAGCAACGCGATCTGATACGCTGCCCATTTGCCTGCGCGTCCAGTTAATGACTTCTCCAACCGTCTTACCACTTAAAAGCGACCGGTTAGCGTTAATCTCTGATTTTGACACATACTTACTGACAGGCTCGTCAGGATTGGCATTAAGCACCTTGGCACCTTTAGGTCCAAGGAAATGCAGCATATACTTGTTTTCGTCTGTGGCAGGCAAGCCACTGCGCCTGAGTGTGCCGGTATACAGCTTGTCAGCTTGGCGCATCAGGGCGTCTTGCGTGTCACCATCAAACCGCTTTTCCCAGATCCTGTCAGCAGGCAAGCCGTCCTTGTAAACCTGCTTATACAGATTAACGAACGTGTCTTTTGTAAACTGGTAACGCCCGGACGCGCTCGATGTTTTAGCCTGCGCCGTGTCATCCCCGCCGCTTTCCTTAGCGCGTACCTTATCTGCAAAAGCCATTTAGCGCCCCCATGTCGCGAAGGTGCCTTCTAGGCCGGGGGGTATCTGCTTTGAGCTATCGGCTTTTTTGCTGGACTTGATAAACTCAGGATATGACGTGCCGCGCAACACCATCTTGCCGCCGATAACCATGTTCTTTTTTGCGCTGCCCAGTGTCCCGTTGTTACTGATCCATGTCGCCTCGTTGTTTTTCAGGTCGGCGGCGGCGCGTTGTACCTTGGCCATTCCACGCAAAAAGCTGGCAACATAATCGGCAGGCGCAGTGCTGCTTGGGAAACCTTTGCTAAAAAGCATAATGTCCCTGTCAGACGCAACGCCTGGAGGAAGATTGTTGATAATGCTGCTGTTGATAAGCTGCTGATATTGAGCGCGGATAAGCGAAACCTCATCCTGAGAGCCTGTAATGCTCTTGATTGTTTCGCCCCATGCTGACCCCAAGCCACCACGCGCACCGGATGCCTGCAAGCGAGCTGCTAGAGCGTCTGCGCCATCTGCCTGCGCCTGTGCCGCTACCGCATCGGAAGCTGCCTTATTCATGGCAGTCAGGCTTGCTCCTTCAACCTTTTGTCCTGTTTGCAGCAATTCTTGCAGCTTGACAGAAAGATCATTCGCGGCCTTATCCTTATCAAAATTAAGGCGCTCCCAGTTGATCTTTGCATTTTCAACAGCAACATCCGCGTTTTGACGCGCAACCTCACGGTTGGTTGCTTCTGTCTGCAATTCGCTTTCAATCGTCTGTGGCGTGTATGCAGCTTCGACAGTGGCCTTGTTAGCCTTGGCCTCGCCTTCCTGCACAAGCGCTGGCTGCAATTCGTTAGCCCTCTGCTCTTCACCAATGGTCTTAAATGTGGTTGCGAACTCTTTGGGGCCCACTACAGCGCTCAAAATCGCACTAACTGCTCCCAATGGTGATTTGTAATCACCTGTTGTGATGCCTTGCTCAATGCTCGCAAGCATTTCCTCATCATCCGAAACATCCTGCCCGGCGGCTTTATCAGCCTCTATGCGGCGCTTTAGTGTCCGCCGTGCGGCCTCACCATTGCCCGCTGTGAGATGCCCGAATATGCCGGCCATTTCACGCACATCGCTTTTCTGCTGATCCTCAGAGCGCGTCGTGAAACTTTGGCTTATGGCGTCTTTGTCCTCAGGATAGCGCAGATAATATTGCGCGTAAGCCTGTGGCGATGGATTGGTCGCAAGATACGCCTGATCCCGCTGTTTTTGCGCCTCAAGCTGCCGCGCACGTTGCGCTGTTGCAAGCTGCATTTGCCTGTTTTCGTCGAAAATACGCTCTTCTTTTGCAGCAAGGCGGCCCTTATCAAAAGCTGCAGCCGGACTGGACAAAGCCTCACCAAGAAAAGCACGGTTGATCTGGTTAATATCCCACACCATCAAAAAAGCCCCTTTAATCCCTTGGTTTGTATTGTATCAGCAATACTACCAAGTTCGGTGCCAACCGTATTCCACATATTAGAATTAATAGCCCCCCGCTGGAGGCTGGCACCGGCATTAACATCACCTTGCTGGCCAAAGAGCGCGGCAATGGCGGCGGCATTATTTGCGCCTAAACTGCTTAAACCACTTGTGGCGTTGTATCCCATTGTAGTCAGTCCACCCAAGTTGCCGACTTGCTGCTGATAAACATTTGCCAGAGTGTCGCGCCCAAAATTGGCAAGCGCTCCACTGGTGTTACCACCACGCAACCCACCAGTCGCTGACGCATTGGCTAACAACGTGTTTTGCCCATTGTTGAACAGAGATTGATAGACAGGATTGTTTTTAAGGCCTTCTATTGCGCCGCCGGTATCGCCAGAAAGACCGAGCAATGTCATCAGTTGTGTAAGGCCATCTACGCCAGCTTCCTGATATGGCGCATAATCCTCTTGAGCCTGCCCATACTGTGTATTAAGCGTTCCCATAGCCTGCTGAATAGCAGCCAATTGCGCCGCCTGCGCTGCCTTTGTGGCTTTCTTGGCAGATTTACCCGCTAAAAAAGAAGTGCCAACTTTTAATACGGAACTGAAAAGGCCCAAAAGACAACCTCATTTTACAAAACGAGGCCCCGGCGCGGGCAGCAACAGCCGATAAGTTGCTTTATGCAACCTATTTAGAAAAAATGCAAGCTATACGTTTGACAACAGCAGGTAATATGTCGATCCATTCAGGATCACTGCCAGTTTATGCGTGGTTGTGGCACTGGATGAAGAGGGTGTGGCATTAAGCTGCAAACTATCGCCGCGTATTTCGCCAGTGACATCTATAGGCCCCGGCATGGACATTTCACCCGTCACGCTATCATATGCAAGGTTGTCGCCAGCCGATATTGAGGCCCTTGCCCGCGATTCTGTGAAATAGAGATTAGTGCCACCCTCAGTGATATTATCTGTATTAAGCTCCGCCACCACTATTTCAGCCACACGGCCTTTTGCATCAACAGTTACTGCAAGCGTTTGCGTGGCAGAGCCATACACACCAGCCGCACCAAGCTCCGCAAGCGAAACGGTGAACGATGCATCGCTGGTAACGCCAACAAGATCGGCGGGATCAAGGGTCAAAACCCTTTCATTGCCGAGATTGGGGTTATCAGAGAGCGTCAGGAATTGCGCGGTGGACAATGCCTCATATTGCGCCCCAATGTCCTCCTGCGCATCTTCAAAAGCTCTTATGCCACGAGGCGAGCCGACAAATTCGCTAATCTGCTGCCTTGTCAGCTTGCGCGTTTTAATAACGTTCATGCTGCAAGCGCCTCAATACGCCCTTCAAGCCGCGCGATGCCCATCAATGAGCTGTCAGAGCCGCGAAAGCGCAATCCTATATATTGCTCAAACCGAACGCCGGGACGCCATGCCACACGCTTTTGACGTTGCCCGGTCCTGCCGGTAGACACAGAGCGCTCCATGCTCCATGTAACACCATCTTTTGTGTAGCTAAAGAATATGCGCCCCTCAGTGCCACGCCCCGGCGTCCCAACCAGTTCAAGGCTGTTGATAATGCCTCTTGCGCTTTCGTTGTAGATCAGCTTCACATCAAACATCCATCCGACAGGTGCGCCGTAATGCATGGTGTCATTCTCGGTCAAGTATCCGATGCGCCCAGCATCGTCGGCAACCATGAACCGGCCATAGCAATACACCAGCCCGCGACCTTTGTAAGGCCCCGCACATGTTACGGACGTGCTGTAGATAGTCCATGCTTCCACACTGGCTTTAGTCGATGCCTTGGCGCTGAATACCCATGTCCTTAGAGGTGTATGGATCATCAAGCGCTGCTCGTCACGCTCGTTGCGGACTTCCATCCAGATTGCCGCCTGCTGCTCTTCTGTCAGCACCGCAAGATCAGCATCCACATCCCTTGTGCTTATCTTGGTCGCGTCGCCTGCGCCTGCAATATAAACGCCGATTGCGGCATTACGCTGCCCACCAACAAATGCAAAGCTTCCAAGGTATTTGGCCTTAGCCTTGGAACCGACACAACCATAAGGAATAGTGCCGGACTTCACGACCTGAAACGGGAAACCTGAACCGCCGACATTCTGGAAAGGCTGAATTGTGTATCTGTTCAACGCATAGACTTCGCCATGCATTTTCAGCAATCCGGTAACGGGATCTGGGTCATCTTCCGAAGAGCCGTATTTCAGCGGGTCAACGGCCATAGGGTCATTCAATTCGGTCACGACAAGGAAAGTGCCGTCCGTTGTCATGGTGTATCCATCGACATAGATCACATCTTTGACGATGCCCAAATTCTCATCTGTGACACGGCGCAATCCATCGGTGGGATTGTAATAATAGAGTAGATCACCGCTGTTGATTATGAGATTGTCAAAGCTGTAATCAAGGTTGCAGGTGCCGCCTGCGTCAACATCACCAAGGACCGTTACTGCTCCAGCACTGGAAATAGTCACAAGCTTTGTGCCCATAACACGGTACGCAACACCATTCCAGTTTATGCCGTCTCTGTCAGCCCCCGGACCTGTACCAATCTGCTCTATCCCCATAGCAGGGCGCAAATACCCCGCCGCAACACCTGTATCAAGGATAACAGGGTCACGGTTTACAGGATAGGACGCCAAAAAGTCGCCCTTGTTATTCGCCACAATGCCAGAGAGGATAGGTATCTGCATTAGTTACCAATGCCGGGAGTGATAAAGAGGTTGCCGTGTGCAATGTCAGAGATAACCGAAAAACTCTTAACGCCAAACGGAACAGACACACGTACAAACGTCGATGGCGGAATAGGCATGGCACCTACCGGACTGGTGGAGCCCGCTGTAGGCAATGCAGCAACCGCTGTAGAACCAGCTGCAGCACAATGCCAGAAAGCCGTTGCGGTGTCGCTGCTGTTGTAGAGCGCCACCACATTGCTATTCTCAGGCAAAGCAGCAAGGGCAGAAGCAGCTAGAGCATTGGCAATGTAAAAAGTGCCTTTGCTGGTTGGCTCAAAAGGTCGAATAGCTTGCATGTCAATTCCTTATACAGTGAACGGCGATAAACCAAAAGGTTTGTTTCCTGCGCCAACAGGGGTTCCGCTAGCGAGCCGTCTTTGTGGGACAAGCGTTGTAGCGCAAGCGTAGACAGCGCGCTTTGCCTGCGCCAATGTCTCCCGGCTTTCTCTGCTCAAGGCCTTGCCCATACTGGAGCAAAGACGATGCGCTAAAAGCGTAGCAATGCCCATGAAGGCCCCATCAGGGACGCCAGCTGCATCGTTCAAGCTGCCAGAACCGATGGCGACAGGCGCGTTATACCCAAGAGAGACGCCAGTTGAAGCCAATTCAGCCATGAGCGCATCAAGGCGCGTCAAGGCTATATCTTTTTCCTCTGGTGTGATGTCATATTCCCACCCGTTCAGAGCAATCTCGACAAATGCCTGCTCAACAATCTTGCCTTTGGTGGTTGTCGCGGGAAGAGCGAAGGAAACACCTGTTGCCACATAGAGCGAATAATTACGCTCGAATATCTGGCCAGTGTTTGTCGTGACGATCAAGCGGAATGTGGTAGTCGATCCATTTGTTCCGCCTGCTATGAAAAAATCAACATAGGTTGTCGAATTGTACGAGCGCTCAATCGTAGCATGGCCACTTGTGACGGTTAGCGTATATGTGGCGATCAGATCACCGCCCAATTCCCGTTCCCAGTCTGCACGATAGCGGACTGTTTCATGTGGATCTTTGGGCGGTAAAATCTGCATAATCAGCCTTGCAAAAAAAGCGGGGTTTTCAGGCCCCGCCAGTAGGGAAGGATCAGGCTTGGCCGAACATTGCCGCGCCTGCCATTTCAGGATTGGTCAGGGCAGTACCCCAACGAATATCGAAACGGGCAGACTGTGCCAAGGTATTGATGTTCGTGGTGCGGGTGTAAATAAGCTGGATACCCAGATCAGTTACAGCCGAGGTTGACAGAACGCCTGCACCGTTTTCCACTTCAAAGCTACCTGGAACAAGCAGCACCGCTTCCTTACGGAAGAATGGCGAAATAGGTGCGGTTGTGGTGTTCAGCCATGTCAGTGGCGCGTTATCAGCAGGAAGAGCGTCAACCGACTGATATTCCTTTTCCGCATCGGTCGTACCAAAGATGATGGCAGGATAAACGCGGATAGTGTTTGCAGCAGGCTTACCAACAACGCGGAACGTCTTGAGGCGACCGGTTGACTGCTTGGTAATCATGTGAACGCTGTTGACGTTGGCAATCGTAAATGCGTCACCTGTCTTGATGTTGGCATAGGTGCCGCCATCAACAACAAGATCAGTATAGCGATTGTCGCGGTTGACTTCTTCACCTGTGGAGGCAGTGGAAGTGGCAGATGGCACCGTGCGCTGGTTGGCACCATTGATAAGAATAGCTCCACCTGTTGCAGCTGCGAGGCTGACAGACTGGTCATTCTTATACACCTGGAACCCAGCAACATCGGAGTTAACCAATGCGCGTTCGTATGCGTCCTTTGAGCGCGATGTATTTTCCGCACGGGATGCAAGATTGCCGGCCATGCTATTCATGACGCGAGGCGCAAAGAACGCCAAGCGGTCGCCAACAGGGACACCGACTTCCGAGAAAGCGGCATCAGCTTCAGCAACGTCATCATAGCCAGTTGCGGCGCTGGAGCGCTTAACAAACTGACCACCCTGAAGGGCAACCGTGTTGAACAAAGAAAGATTAACGTCGCTGGTCAGCTTCTGCTTTGCCGATGTTGCCCACTGGTCAAGCGCAAACTGGTTGCGAAGATCAGTTGTGGAAAACGCTTTGGCGCTATGCTTATGGAAGCCGACAGAAACAGGGACGTTGATCTGTGTCACGTCACCAAAGTGACCAGTAGCGTCAGTGCCATCATAGGACTGACCAATCATAGGAGCCGGGATCCAGAATTGGTCACGAGCGCGTGACATATCCTGTGCAGATGGAGCGGGGAAATTGGTTGCACCTTTTGCAATGACAAGCATATCGTCAAAGCCAGCAACCACCTTGTCAAACATGACAAGTTCTTGTTTAGTAAGTGAATTAGCCATAACCTAAAGCTTTCTGTAACAAATGAGCCAAGAGCGCGGCGTATCGCCGGAAATGTTATTGCCTTGGCTCACCGTTACAGCCGGTGGATGCTGAAAGTTTGGCAATGATGTGCGTTATTGCATATTCAGTTTCATTTTGCAACTAGTTCAGGTTGTTCTCTTTTTTGTAGCGAATAAGCGCTGTACGATTGCCACTTTTTGCGGCCTCAGCTTCAAGCTTAGCCAGCTGCTTGGCATGACTTCCACCTGAGATAGGGGCTGATCCACGTGGTATGCTCTCAGGCTTTGGTGCAGTTGACTTCTTCACAAGCTTAATATCCTTTTCAACCTTACCCAGCTCAACCGCAAATTTGGCGATATTCTCCATACCTGCCAGCTTGTCGAGCAATGCAGGGCGCTTACCCAAGGCGTATACAACAGCAGCCGGGTTATCAACGCCATTCAGGAGGATGCCCATCTGCATGTCGTTTAGCGTTTCCTGCACCCGATCTTTAACCGCGTCGTAATCAGGTGCATGGAGATTGCGCCGCTGCTCTGCAACGCGAGCCGCCACTTCCTGCTGTTTCGCTTCGGTTGCCCGCTGCCTTTCAGCCTGTCGCGACTGCCATTTTTCATGGTCAATAGCCGTTTGCGTATGCTTGCGTACAGCCTCCCTATAAGCCTCCGTGTCATAGTCAAAATCCTCAAGATCAGGCTCTTTGCCTATGACGGGCTCAGGGTCATCCTGCACGGCTGGGGCCTGCTTGCGATAAGTGCGCAATTCACGCGACTGCTCACGCAACTGCTCGCGCAAATGCTTTACAAGGCCGGTCTCTTCCGGCTCTTCCTCTGGCTTAATTTCCTCATCACCAAACTGGACAGCAAGAAGCTCTTCCTCTTCCTCTTCCTGTGGATCGGCCTCAGTCTCTTCTACTTCTTCCAGTACTAAAGGCTGTGTATCGTCGTTTTCATCGTACATGAATAATCTTCCCTATTGTTGCTGCGGTGTTGGCAATGGCGCGCCTTGCATCGGCGGCTCTTGTATGTTTTCCTGTGGGCTGACAACTTGGGGCAATGCCTGCGCCGCGATCTGCCCAGCCTCGTTAATGGTCTTTTGCGCGTCTGCTATATTGAGGATGGCTTTAGTCTTGGACTGCGTGGCGTCGGACACCAGCTTATCAGCCTGCGCCATAAGCGCTTTAGCCTGCGCCTGCATAACCATAGCTTGTGGGTCTGGAGCTTGCTGCTGATCCTGTGCGGCCTGCTTTTCTTCATCCGTTGGATCTTCAAGGCCAATCGCGACAGCCTTCTTGCGAGCAAACTCGCGCAGGCTATCAGTGCCCTCTCCGTCCATATTCAGGATGGCCGTAAGCAACCCGGCTTGTGCAAGTTCTGCGTCGCCAAATGTACCAGCCGTCTGCGCCATACTCAGCATGGACTTGACCGTCTTATCACGACGCGTTGCTGTCGCCTCTGTCACATCCGCAATGATGTCATATTTACCGACTGTCAGGTCATGGCGAATACGGGTTTCACCGTTGTTAGGATCAGTTACAAGCTCGCCGAGCTCTGCCATAGATGACGCGCCACTCTCATTCATCTTCTGCACCTTGCGGCCACGACCAATGTAAACGCCGTCACGCGCCATGCCATAATACACCTCACCAAAGCGCTGCATGGATAGCCGGAAATTATCGCGGTAGATGAATGATTTTTCATCCGTTCGCATGGCTGCAATGTCCATCGCATCGCCAGATACGTTTGAACGCACCTGCGTGGCCCCCTCGTCAGCGCTGGTTATTTCTGCAATATCAGAAGCTGTCTGTTGCATGAGCGCGGCAATTACCGGCGATAACTGTGGGCTTTCGATCTTTCCGATGGGGCCGGCCGACACAATAGAGCCTGAGGCAGGGTCAATTAGCGGGTGAGCCAAGGCATAAGGATTACGGTCAATGTTCATGTTCGCCCAATGCTCGCCAAGGCCGGCCATCTGGTCAGGAGCGAAAATGGGTATTTCGCGCGGCGACAAGGAAGCCGTTTCAACAAGCTTGGACACCTGTGCGTTGTAGACGCGTTGCGGGTCTTTCGCGTCACGGACATGGCCTTTGAAGCGCTCGATATTATCGATAAACACGCGACGACCATAGAACGGAATAATCGGTATGCATGAGCCAGCGATATAACCGCAATCCTCAAGAACCTCAGCACCGCTCATGATATATTTGTGAACGCGTTTGCGCTCAACCTTCCGGCTAGCCTTTACGATCCACTTCTCATTTTCAAGATCGGCAATGTCCTGCTTAGTCAGTCTATCCAGCCATATCTTTTTGGTTTCAGATGTCAGGGTGTTAATCCATACCTGGATTGTATCCTTGACTTCCTCAACCTCATAATATTCCGTGATATACGTGATCTCAGGTTCAAACCAATTGAAGTAATTAGGCTGTTCACGGTTTTCCGGCCATGTCGCAATCGCCTGCTTATACTCTTCCTTATACGCCTCTGGCGTCATACCATGCATCACATAGGCATATCGCGCATCAGATTTGTCATACATCTTTGCATCAAGGTCAAAATATACGCGCTGATCTGCATCGGTGATCTGATATATACCAATGACTTGGCCTTCATTCTCAGGATCGTATTCATCCTCATACTCATTGCACAAGCGCCATGCGCCAAAGCCACCGGCCACGCCTTCGCCAAAAGCATTATCAAGGGCCTGCTGCCCTTTGCATCGGTGCATATCAGCAAACATCAACCCGTTAAGAAGCTCTGCCGTATCCTCATCCGCATTATCCCCTACAGGGCGGAAATTCACAACAAAGCGATTGGCGCGGTAATCATTGATGATCTTATCATGCCCGCGAGCAACCTTGTTGATGCTGACACGGATAGTGTTTTCAAACTGCGCGCCCCAGTCCCCTTCCCATGGCGCACCAGCAATAAAAACAAAGCGGCGATCTTCAAGAGAAAGCGCACGCTCTTCCTGCAAAGCGCTGGTGATAATGTCAAAGCGTTGAAGTGCCCGCGTGTGGACTTCCTGCAAATCGGTATCTAGCGGCTGTTCTTCGGACAATGTGCGATCCTCAAGGTTTTTCGGTAAATACCCTAATCAGTTGCATTTTGCAACCTACCTGCGATTAAACGCGGTGACAGTCTTGGGAATAGTAATCGGGACATTCTTTCGTGTGGCCGGTTGAAACTGCACTTCGCGGATAGCGTCAAACATCGGGTCCATCTGGTCATCATGCGCGCCGTTTGGAAATGTGGAAGCCTCACCCGTGAAACCATCTATCCAGTCCGTCCACTCTGGAATGAACACGTTGCCGCTCTCGATGAAAGGCGCGCTGTCATAAGCGCGGGAAAGCTTATCCTTGTTGCGCTGGATTGGTAGAACTGGAATACCCTCACGCCGTAGCGTCTGGATCAACCCGGTGCCACTGACCTTATCTTCAACCTTCATGGCTCTTGCGCCTTCATGCTTAATCCAGAAAGAACGGGCCTGCTCCAGCAATTCAGGGGCTTCCCATTTCCCCCTGATCTGGTCAATCAGATATGCCTGCCCTGTCTTTGATCTGCCCCAGCATTGGAACACGCTGTAGTCATTCTCCTGCCCGGTCTTTTGCGCGGTATCGGCAAATATCATGGTCCATTCACACTCAGGTAATTCGCGGTACTGCCGGAACCATGCTGGCTTAATCACACCGCCACCTCTAGGCGCGGGACGTTGCTGCAGCTGACCTGCTACGGCATAGCTTCCCATTGTGGCCTCAAGCTCCCGCACTTGCGCCTCTGGAAAGCGCTCAGGGAACATCAGTTCACCGTCAACCTTGCGCGGATCCTGCCAGCCGATGCACGTCACCCGCGAGCGGGCGGGCTCAAATCGCATAGGTATCATTAAATGCTCATAGCCAAGCTCAATGGCCACACTTGACACATCAGCCTCATTCAGGCGCTGCATGATGATGATGATTGCAGACTGGTCATTATTCACGCGGGACGGCAATGCTTCGCGGAATGTGGTGATGGCGCTCGATAGCAATGCAGGAGAGTTCGCATCGTCAACGCTGTGTGGATCGTCAAGAATAACGCGGTCGCCACGAGAGCCAGTCATGGACGTAAACGCCATCGCCTCGCGAAAGCCCGTGGCGCTGTTTTCGTATTTGGTCTTGGCGTTCTGGTCGCTTGTGAGATTGATAGGCCAATTCGACTGATACCATTCCGACTGGATTAACCGGCGGCATTTCATGTTGTCACGTACCGCCAGTTCCTGTTTGTGAGCTGTACCCAGATAGCGCAACTCAGGACGTCCAAGCGGTCCCCATTCCCAAGCAGGCCATATCACGCCAGTCAAAAGACTTTTCATTGTCCCTGGAGATACGTTTGTCAAAAGCCGTCGTATCTCACCAGCCGATACCGCTTCGAGATGCTCGCAGATAGCGTCTAGCGCCCAGCCCCATTTCAATTCAGTCGCAGGCTCCAGCACATGCCATGCCTGTTTAGCAAACTCAGCCAGCGAGCGCTTGGCCAATTCACGCTTTGCAGCGCGTATATCCTCACGTGTCAGGATCAAGCTTCGATAACTCTTGCAGCGCTGCCAGTGATAACTTGCTCATATCAATACCAGTGGGCGCGGGAAGTGGGTTCTCAGGATCGGAGCCAATCAATTGCTTATTGCCATATCGGCGTGGATCCCAACACGCCAGAAGCTTCAATCGCGTTTCAATACGGAGCTTGGATCGGCTGACATGTTCGGCATTAACAACCTCGCCACCATTCTCTCGCGCCATCCAATCGTTTGTCGCATCATCGGCTATTTCAAGCGTCTCTTCTGCCAATTCTTCAAAGCCAATATCTCTCGCGCGCGCGACCCGTCCAGCAAGGTTTTCGTCGGCTTTAATCCAATCATAAACAGCAGATTTACTGACACCATTGGCGCGGCACAATTGCCTAAGCGGGATGCCTTGGCTCAACCCTTCCACGATGGCGTCTGTGATCTCGTCTGTTCTGACGGTCGGCACTTACTTACCTTTCTTCTTCTTGGCCTTTGACAACGCGATTGCGACGGCCTGCTTCTGTGGCTTTCCTGCCTTCATCTCTGCCTTGATGTTTGCGGATATGGTCTTTGCTGACTTACCTGATTTTAACGGCATTGATTGCGCCTCTTGTATGTGAGACGTTACCTTACAGGATAAAGCCTTGCGCCTCTAGTGGCTTTTTGGCGAACCGTATGAAGTTTAATCGTAGCTTTTGGAGGCTCATTCCATGGGGTTTCTAGCCCCTCTACACATGAATCAGTATACCAATATGCTTTGAAAGGTACGCTTTCTTGATACCCCTTCCATGGGTTTTCCGGAGTATGGGTGAGACATTCCTTAAGATATTTATCCCATTTAGCCTGGAGTAGCTCTTTGCCGTTATCGACCTCTACCTTTTCCCGTTCGTAGATTGAGTGATACGGCTCGTCTCTTCGTGCGTCCATATCTCTAAATATTTTAATTTGCTGGCGCGTGCTCTTCAAACTGGCTGCAAAAATCAACCCTATCGCCAGCGCCGTTATAATTACGATTGTCACCATCTATCTCCCTAAAAGCAAGGCTTCCAACCTTAACCCCAAAGTACTGCTACGAGTTGGAGCTCGATCTTGCAGCGCTGGCAGGTTTTTCCCTATGCGGGAGGTTGGATGTTAAGGCTATGCCTGCAATAACCCAAAGGATGCCAGCCAATGAAACTGGTTATTTCTTTTCCGTCTCTTCCACCTGTTTGTCAAGCCAATGGTTGAGGGTCATGAGCGCGATAGGGTCGCTGACAATCCTGAAAGCCCTCCCCTCCCACTCTACCAATCGCGTTGAAACAGGACTAGTTTTATATTTTTCCTCAAAATGCGGGTCCAGCTTTTCGCCCATCACTTTTGTAAAATTAATCTGTAACCGATGTTGCCAGCGGCATATGCCCCAGCCGATGCCGACAAAGAAAAGATTGTACGCTATTGCTATTATATCAATCAATTCCCACCCCATCCTTCTGCATCTGACGCCTTGATGATCTGTGAGCGCAAGCCCAGTTCTTGCCATAACTGCGCCCCAAAAAAAGCAGCGTCTTTGTGCGTCGGCCATATCGCATCCTCTATTTTATTCGAGGAGGTTCGCACTCTGCATACATATCGTTCATCGGTCATTTCACTGTCTCCGGTGTGATGTTGTATTCTGTCAGTGCTGCGAGGGCGGATTGGACTGCATTGGACAAGTCAAAGCGACCATATTCAACTTCTTCCACAGGTTTGCATGAGCCTTCCCTCTCCCATATCTCACTTGCTATCCGCCGCGCTTGTTCCAGCCGCCATTGTGCCAATTCTTCCGGCGTGAGTGTGCAGGGTTTGCTGACTGGTGCGGGATGACGCTTTGCCCATGCGTAGAGTAGGTCCATAGCGCGGTTTTCTGGATTATCCCATTCAATGTAATCTATGTTCCACCTGTACCTTTCACCAAACGCCAAAATCTCATCCTTCAACGCATGATCTGGATCAGGCGCAAGGTTAGGATATTTGGCGATTGCGTCGGCCCATTGGGCTTCAAGTGCAGCGTTCTTCTCACGCAAGGCGTCCAGTTCGTTAGGTACGTCCGCGCTCATTGGTCCTGTTTTCTCCACAACCTTCCGCTTGTATCCGATAATGTCGGAAAAAATGCCCGCATGGCACCACACATTAGCAAAAGCAGTCTTGCCGTCCCGCCGAAGCACTTCCCCACCATCCCAATCATGCGGCGCTTTATCGCCACCAGCCCAAGGCCAATAGCCTTGCTCAATGACAGCGTTAACCCAGTGTTCCTTAGGTAGTCGTATTTTTGTGACAGCGTTCCAGCCTGACACATACTTAGCGGCGACCAACCCCCCGACATACCATCTGCCATCACTCCAACATGGCTGACACAATTCATCATCAGCCAACCATACGGGCCGCTTGCCGTTTACCTCAATCTGTGATCCGTATTCCATCATCTATCTCCTTGTTGCCATTTGTGTTTACGCCATCCACACCCTACGTCAATACAAAATATCGCATTGAAGTATTTTATTTATACTTATCGACAAGCCTCTGCCCGAAAAACACAATCTTCTCCGCATCATAAATAGCCGTAACCCCGGCCTTACCCTTGCCTTGGCGAGCTGCCGCTATCCGCCATAACGCTTTGAGGATATTCCCCTCTGCGAACGTCATGTTAAGCGCCTCGATTATATCGTTACACTCTGCCGTATACGGTTCCCCCCCGGACGTTGGCTTCTCGATCTCCACCTTGTAATAATCAGACGAACCGCCCGTGAGGGGCCTGCATTCTTCTCGCCGCTCCGCAATCCATGAACCGTAAACCGCCGAACACTCATCAGCGAATTGCCCACCACTCACAACCCCCTCACCATGTCATTAGCCTCACGAAGTCGTGCAGCCTCACGCTTGCCTCGTATGCCACTATCCGCCATACAAGCCAGCCGACGAAGCCTGGAGGCCAGTGCAGCGCGTTCTGTGGCCGGTTCCGCAAGCAATGCCTTCACCAGTGCGTCAAGATCGGCCGGCCGCGGGTCGCTGTTCCGTTTTTTGAATATGCTCATCATCTATCTCCTTATCCACAACATCCCATATCTGTCCGCCATTGGCAAGATTTAATCTCATACATCCTGTCCAGAATAGGATATGCACAAAATAGAACAGAATAGAAGAATTTACTACGCTTTTTGCTAAGCTTTATGTGTATGATTTATATAGATAAAATGGCGTTTTGATTTACAGGATAGCAGGATAGCATGATATATAAATAAAGGGGGTATGGGGGCGAAGCCCCCATCATGACGCTTCAGATCATTTCAAAATTAAATATTATATAAGGAATATATAGACTTAATATCTATAAATGCAGAAAATCAACTCCCAATCCTATATCCTTTATATAGGTGAGTACAAGGGTTCTCTAAAACCGTGTCTGGACTATTCTGCTATCCTGCTATCCTGTACACGTTTTGGTCGTTTTAGCCTGCAATTTCAGTATGTTACACAATAGTAAATGACTTGCTATTCTGTAATATCCTGTAATCCTATTTGCAGGGATTTTGCCCTAAAAGGACGCGGAAAACCTTGGCTTTTTCCGCAACCCTTGTCAACACACCAAACGATATTTTTCTGTTTTGATCTTGGAACGGGGGGAGACGGTGATCTCCATAAGCACGATCCCGTCATTGACCATTTTTTCCAGTTCGGCCTTTACGTCTTCGCGGCGGTTGCTCCGCAGCCGGTTGTAGATCACCCCAATGGTTTCCCCATCACCGTCAATCACGTTGGCAATTTTGGCCCGCAGTGCCAGTGAAGGTGCATCCTTTACCCGGTCATTAGCAGTTACAAGGCGGATTTTCTCCTCTATGTCCCTACGGACAAGCGCAAAGGCCCAGCGGACATGCTCACCCGTTCTAATCCCTTCCGCTACCGCCAGAATGAAGGACACCTTAGCCATTAGCTCATATGCGCCAAGATAAAGGCTCTCAAGGCCCGTCTTGCCCTTATGGGCTATCGCTTGATCCTCAAACCACTCCAGTGCGCTCTCAAGCATGTTTGCGGCCATTTGGTCACTAGGCACAGCCAAACGCTCTCCATAATATTCAACACGACTGGCACCCTGCAGATCACATTCGCCACCATGCGCCAAATGCAGCAAGATGGCCTCATAGCTGGCAGGCAATGGCGTTTTGACAAAGCCCGGCTTGGAGCGTGGCGCTGTGTCGCGTTCGTTGAACAGTAACGACCGGCCAATAAAGCCATTGGTGGCGCTCTGAAAATCCACCAGTTCATCAAATGTGATTGGCGTGGTAAAACCCATAAGCGACAAAAATGGCCGTTGCAGGCCTTGGTCAATATTCTCCAGCATGGTGCTGATGGATTCAATCCGGGATAGCAGCCGCGGCGTTTCTCCGCTTGCATCGGCCTGCTTTGATAGCTGCGACAATTCTTTCAGCAGCCCGGAGCGTATTTCTTCTTTGGCGTCACCCGTCAGCAGCAAATAGCCGTCTGCCTTGGAATAAGCCGCCATAAGCATCCCGATCACGCCATCAAGATAGGAAGCCCCGCCACGCTGCTGCGCGTTTTTCACCTTTTGCAAAAATATGCCTATCTCATCAATCACATAAAATGCAGCCTGATGACGTGTTAGGTTTTTGACTATTTCCTGCTCTGATTTAATCGCGCCATGCGTAGCAGGGGCGATGCCAGCCGCCCGATGCAACATCGTGACGGATTGCTGGATGCTTTCCTTGCCGGTGCGGGATCCCGCAACGCAGAAGGTGAACAGATTACCGGTAACGCCGTCCAGTTCATCGATATAGCGAAGGCCCGCAATATTCCCGATGGCGGTTAGTGCCGCGGCAACGGCAATATTCTCACGTGGTCGGCGTGACTGGTTTTCAATCCATTTGGCAATTTTGCCAACAAAGCCCGGTGGTATTTTGAGATCAACGCCGGAAATATCAAACGGCAATCCATCATGCTCCCCTTCCGAAAAATCAAACTGTATATCAGGGGAGAATGTGACTGGCATAAGCCAGCCGCCTTGCTCTGCATGATAAATCAGTGTGCCGATGGTGACAGGGTTCGCAGCTCGTCCGAAACTGTGCCATTTGTAGGGCATATGCTTTTCATCATGTTTGGTTGACTTGGCCGACCAGCGCTCCCAGAGATCATAGCCCGCGCCATGCGTTGCCTGATGAATGGCCATGCCGACGCGGATCCAGCTTTCATAGTCCAGATCATCATTGGCAACGTGGTGCAGCATATCCTCTATGTCGTCATGCGTGACATCGATCGACTGCCCATTGTAATCGGTGCGGACACGCTCAGGGCGGCGCAGAAGATCAACAAGCCCGGATGGTGCAGGAGCAATCTCACACGGCTCTCCATCGGCGGTATAGACGCCGCCAGAGGCATGACGCGATCCCGGTCCAACGACATAGCCGGATGACTTAAAATCAATGCCTGGGTAATCCTTGAGTGATGACAAAAGCGACACGGCTTCCGGCATGGAAAAATACAGATGCCGGGAACCGCCACCAGAACCCGTCATAACAGACAAGCCCGCCCCAGCTATTTCCGGGAATTGCTCCAGCAAACGGCCATAACTCTCTATGCCGCCATTGCGCGCATCGACATCAACAACGAGCAACCCGCGACACAGGACGCCATAGCCTGTAGCGAAGTGCCCGGCCTCTTCCATGTTCTCGACCTGCTCTTCTGACCAGAGCGGCGTATGCTGCCAGTTTGAAGCACGGGGATGCTTGCCAACGGCCGGGCAATCTTCATCACCACACTCGCACTGATTTTGATGGTTGAAGCGATAAAGCGGAAAAATCGAGATCCCCGCATCCATAAACTCGCGGTACAACATCAGACGGACCGCGCTTGAAAATAATCGGAAAGCGCTTTGATGGTGGCATAGCTTGGACTGGTGGCCCTGCCATCACGCACAGCGCGAATTGTGTTGTAATGCAACCCTGTTTTGCGTGAAACAGCCGAAATACGACTGTCCTGTAATAGCTCAATTATTGTCTCTAATGTCAGCATTTTTGCGTACCTTGTTAAAAATCGTATTGACTTGTGCAAAACAAGTGGCGATAAGTCAAGTGCAAGAAAAGAAGTCAACCACAGAAGGAACGATAGAATGAGCATTGCAGACCGGGCGAAAAAGCCCGAACACGAACCTATGATTGCCACCATTTTAGGCGGTCCCGGCACAGGCAAAACAAGCCTTGCCTCAACATTTCCGAAGCCGCTATTTCTACGCACACAGGGCGAGGCTATTCCACGGGACGCCGCTAACAGCCCTGACAGTATCGAGGTCGCCAGCGTTGCTGACCTGTTCGATATTATGATTGGTTTGGTCAAGGAAGATCATGGTTATCAGACCATTGTCATTGATAGTGTGACCGGCCTTGAAGCGCTGTTCATTGCAGATGTTCTGGCAAGCGATCCCAAGGCAAAGGGGATCAATCAGGCGCTTGGCGGCTATGGGGCTGGTCCTAATGCCGTGGCAGCACAACATGCCAGAGTACGCCGCGCCGCGGAGGTAATCCGCGACCGTAAGGGATGCCATGTTATCTTTATCGCTCATGCGGATATTGGCCGGATCGACCCGCCGGATAGCGAGGGCTATAACCAATACACCTTGCGCCTGTCTGGTAAGTCCATGGCACCTTACGTTGATAGCGTGGATCTTGTGGGCTTCCTGAAGCAAGAAACAATCCTCAAGGGTGATGAAGGCGCAAAGAAGGCTATCACCACGGGCGACCGGGTGCTTGTGACCTATCTCCAGCCCGCCAGTGTTTCCAAAAATCGTTACGGTATTACGGAAGATATTATAGTGACAAAGGGAGAAAACCCCTTATCTGAATATCTCATCCCTTTGACGGCTAAGCCCAAACGGCAGGCGAAGAAGGAAACCCCGGCTGAGGAAGCTATCAACGAAACAAGCGAAGAAGTAGCAGCAGAAGGAATTGAAGCATGAGTTTCTGGAATCTTGATGATGGCGAAAGCGCCAAGGATGTAGGCACGAATTACGATGCAGGCGGCGGTAATTTTGACCCTATCCCGGATGGCACCAGCGTGCTAGCCATGATTGATGAAGCCAAGTGGGACACAAACAAGGAAAACGACGAATATTGTTCATTGCGCTGGACGGTTGTTAAGCCGGAAGCGTTCGGCAACCGCAAGATATTTCAAAAGCTTTGGCTGACCGATCCAAAACCCGGCACAAAAGACGCGGCAAAAGACCGGGACAAAGCTAAGCGTATGCTGGCAGCTATTGACGCCAATGCAGGCGGGAAGCTGATGAAGCTGGACAAGCGGCCTACCAATGAAGATTTGGCGGTATGTCTCACAAACAAGATGATGGTCATTCGTCTTGGCGTTTGGGATATTGACGGTAAATCCGGTAACTGGGTACAGGCGGTATCGCCAAAGAGCGCGGAGATCAGCGATGTTAAGGCGAAGCCCAAGCCCAAGCCGAAAGCGCCTGTAGACGATATTGATAACGATGATGTGCCATTTTAAAGCCTGATTCAAATACCTTGGGGAGCCTTTCGGGGCTTCCCATTTTTATACTGAGTGGAGACAGATGATGACAGAACAACGCACAGCAGAATGGCATGAGGCGCGTAAAGGCCGGGTAACTGGCTCTATGGTGGGCGCAATCCTTGGCTTATCACCATACATGACCCGTGGCGGGGCAATGCGCTCTATGGTCCGTGATATGCTGGGCCTTGAACGCGAGTTTACCGGCAACGTGGCAACTGAATGGGGAGCCTATAACGAGGCAGGCGCAATCATTGATTTTACGATGCAAACCGAGCTCAGTGTGGAGCCATGCGGGTTTTATCCTTATGAGGATTGGTTGGGCGAGTCACCCGATGGCCTGACAAGCGACGGCGGATTATTGGAGGTCAAATGCCCGTTCTATATCCGCAACGACCCAGCCCCGATATTCAAGACAATATTTGAGCAGCCGCACTACCACGCACAAATGCAAATTCAGATGTTTGTGACAGGCAAGCCGCATTGCTGGTTTTTCCAATGGACACCGTATGGCAATCTTTTACGCAAAGTGGATTACAACCCGCACTGGATTGATGAAAACCTTCCCAAGCTGGCTCAATTTTACGCGCAGTATCTGGATGAGGTGAAAGATCCAGAAGACCATATCGCACCCTTGCGTGTGGAACTGGACACGCCGGAAGCGTACAGGATCATGCGGGAATATGATGAGCTGTGTGAGCAGATTGATAATGCCACCGAGCGTAAGAAAGAAGTTTTAGGCGAACTGGTTGTAATGGCAGGCGGAAAAAACGCGCTCATTGCGGGGCGCAAGCTGACACAGACAAACCGGGAGGGCGCAATCAGCTATGCAAAAGCCATTAAGGCGATTGCGCCTGATGCTGATCTGGAGCCTTATCGCGGCAAGCCTAGCAGTTTTTGGACTGTGAAATGACTTGTGAAAGTCTTGTATTGTGATATACTTTTAACTCGCGGCTAGACCGGCCAGTCGAAGAGAGGGCTTCCCTCCTCCTGCCGCGATCAATTTATGGGAACCCCAGAGAAGGAGGGGGTATGTTGTCAGAGCGAAAATTCTACGTCTATGCCCATAGAAAGGCTAGTAATGGTGAGCCTTTCTACATTGGCAAAGGCATAAAGAGTAGATCAAAATCAAAGTGCAGCAGGTCGTGCCGCTGGCATATGATTGTCGCTAAGCATGGTCTTGTCATAGAAGAAATTTTAGGGCCTGTGCATGAGCAATGCGCATTTTCATTTGAGAAAATTCTGATCAGTTCAATTGGTCCTAATAAACTATGTAACCTGTCATCAGGCGGTGACGGGGGAATGTCTGGTTATAAATTTGATCGTGAAACTGTCTTACAAAAAGCCAAAAAATGCATGAAGCCGGTTATCAATTCAGACGGGGAATTTTTTTCTTCTTTGAAGGAGGCCGCACAAAACATGCGTGATCGCGGGCACCGAAACGCAACAGAGAGCCATATATCCAGTTGCTGCAATGGGAGCCGTCATGTCGCGTATGGGTATTCTTGGTCTTTTGGTTTGATTGCTCCAACCCTAATAGATGCAAAAGCCAAGGTAAATGAAAAGAGGCTTCGTGCGGTTAGAGCGTCTAATGGAATGGTCTTTCAAAGTGTGTCTGATGCTGCAAAGTGGGTTAGGTTCGAGCTTGGTATCAAGTGCGGGACATCGGACATTAGCAGGTGCTGTAGTGGGAATAGGCGTTATTGCGCTGGGCTTAAGTGGGAGTATGCAAAGTGACAAATTTCCAACTCAGGCCGTATCAAATGGCGTGTGTAGAAGAAGCTATTTCTTGGGTAAAGAGCAGTGTCGATCCTTGCTTGATTGATGCTGCACCAGCAGCCGGGAAAAGTTATGTTATAGCCAGCCTGTCCGACCGCTTGCATCAAATTAGCGGCGGCAAGCGGGTGCTTGTGCTAGCGCCATCAAAAGAGCTTGTGGAGCAGGATTATGAGAAGTTTTTACTGACCGGGCATAAAGCCAGCATATTTTCTGCATCGGCCGGCCGCAAGAGCACCCGGCACCATGTTGTGTTTGGTACGCCATTGACTGTCAAGAACGCCATATCCCGATTTATCACAGATTATTGCGCGGTGATTGTTGACGAGGCGCACGGGATGACGCCAACAATTATCGAGATCATTAACGAAATGCGGGTAGGCAATCCCATTTTGCGGGTGATTGGTTTAACCGGCACACCATATAGGCTGGGCAGTGGTTATATTTTCCGCATTTGGCCAGACGGCCACACCAACGGCGATGATGTTACCCGTGATCCGTATTTCACAAAATGCGTGTATCGTGTGAGCGCCCGCGAAATGCTGGATGAAGGGTTTATAACGCCCATGAGAATAGGCGCGATTAACAGCGCAGAGGGCGGATACGATACCAGCGGGGTTATTGTTAAGGCCAATGGGATGTTGGATGAACGAACGGTAGAACAAGCCTTTGTGGGGCATGGCAGAAAGACCGCTGCAATTGTGGCTGATGTGATCGAGCAAGCGCGTTATCGGCATGGCGGCATTATGTATTTTGGCGCAACGGTGCAACATGCCAAAGAGATATTGGCCAGCCTGCCGCCAGAGACAAGCGCACTGGTAACGGGGGACACCAAAAAGCCGGAGCGTGAACGGATTATCCGGCGATACAGGGAAAAGGAAATACGCCACCTAGTTAATGTCGGTACCCTGACCACTGGATTTGATGTTAGCCACACAGAGACGATTGCGCTGTTACGCTACACAGAAAGCGCGGCGCTGTTACAACAAATCATGGGCAGGGCTTGGCGTCTTGATCCTGAAAAGCAGGATAGCCTCTTGCTCGACTATGCCAGCAATGTAGAGCGCCACTTCCCTGATGGCGATATTTACAATCCCACTATCAAAGCAGGCAAGATAGGCGGCGGAAATGGTAGCGTAGAGGCGCAATGCCCCGATTGCGATCATGTCAATCTGTTTAGCCTCAACCCGGATAATGCGGATTATGTGCCGGATAAGCACGGATATGCGCTTGATGTATTCGGGGAGCAGATACAGACCGAGTTTGGCCCTCTGCCTGTGCATTATGGCAGGCGGTGTTTCGGCATGGTCAAGACCGCCGATATGGGGAAATACACCCGCTGCAATTATCGCTGGACTGGCAAGGATTGCCCACATTGCGGGGAAAAGAATGACATTGCGGCGCGCTATTGCTATGAGTGCAAGGGTGAAATTGTTGACCCTAACGAAAAGCTTGCAGCCGACTTTAAGGCGCTGAAGAAAGATCCGACGCAGCCCCAGTGTGACAAGGTCATCTCTATGACGACACGGACAGGCGTAAGTGCAAAGGGTAATGCCACGCTGAGAGCGGACTTCAAGACGCCATATAGGCAATTCAGTGTGTGGTTTATGCCAGAAAGCCAGATGAAGGCCAAAAAGGCTGAATATGAGGCCTTTTGCGCCGCGACGGCAGATGGCGAAGAGCAGCCCGATACGATAACCTATGTCAAGGACGCCAGTAGTTCGTTTTATCGTATATTGGCGTACAATAGGCCAGAGGATGCACTGGAATGAACCTTAAAGATGTACCGTTTCCCATTTATGGCGACACAGGCTTTCGCGGGAAATGCCCGCAGGAGCATGTAGAGCAGGCCTCATTCTTTAGCCGGTTGCGGCGGGAATATCCTGATAGCTATGGCCTGATTGCGATCCATCCGCGCAATGAAGGCTTAAAGACCGGCGGACAATTCTCAACCGTGATAAAACATAGTGCAGAGGGCATGACACCGGGGGCGAGTGATATAATCATTCCAGGCAATCCCTCTTTTGTCTGTGAATTGAAGCGCTGTGATCATACGCTATCGTCATGGCAGGATGGACAGCAGGCATATCTATCCGCCGCACAGGACAATGGCGCGTTTGTGTGCGTCGCTTTGGGCGCTGTAGGGGCTTGGGAAGCCTTTGAGGCGTGGAGGGCTAGGGCACATGGCTGAGATGCTTATCCGTCCTCACGAGTGGCTCAATCGGCTATTATCAGGCCAGATTGAAATGCATCAAGCGCCAAAGGCAATTCAAAGCTGGGCGCGGTTTGCGATCTTTGAAGGCGCGGAGGCTATTTTGCGCATGGATACGATAGAGGAGCGCCGTTCCGCGCTCAAAAAAATACCGGATAAAATCCGGCCATATGTTGAAGCTGAGATTAAGCGTCTATGGGATATGCGGTGATGCCATTACAAACCTATTGCAAACGCAATCGGGCTGATCTATAAATGGTGTTGGGTATCTATCTCCACTGGAAGCCCTGCACTATCTCCTGTGTGCGAAGGGGTCGGCTAATCACCGGCCCCTTTTTCATGCCCTACAGGCAAACAGCAGAGCCTTTTGCCCGCATGGCTTCAACCGCGATTTTATGGCGCAAGCGGTTGCAGGCGTCACGCAGAGCGTCACTACCCAGCTTGGCGGCTAATGCCCATGCTTTTTCACCATCTTCATGCGCAATTTTTGTCGGCTGTCGTGTTATGGCTGTATCGCCCGGTTCGCGTTGCAGGGCTTGTGCCACTTTATCCGCAAGAACGACTGTAACAGGAACACCTCGCTTGATGCGAATAAAGGCGCTAGCTCCCAGCCCTGATGAACGGCCCAAGGCGCTCATGCTTATTTTATGCGTTGCCATATAGTCCGTAATCTCTTGAGCCAACTCCTGCAAACGCTCTGGACTTTCTATAACGAAGGCTGACTTGATCTCGATAGAAAGAGGGATAGAGAGGGCATTTTGAGCGGCTTCAATTGACCTTCGCGCCACGATAAGGCCGCTCAACAATCTTTTGACAGTGTGATTTGAGAGCCGTGCATGTTTTGCGAATTGAAATGGCGTAAGCTCATTTTGCTCGATATAGGCGGATATTTTCCCTGCCAAATCCCGTGGCGGACGTATTTTCTGATTAGGAAATGTTTTCGGATTTTTAGTCATCATCATTCTCCCTTTGCTTTAGCGATTGCGGCGCGGGCACGATCCAGCCAGCCACCGGGATCGCTTGGAACATTCCACGGCCCACCGTCTTGACCGTATTTTGAGACGGCATATTCAAGCGCCTCCAGCAATTCAGGCGCGGCGGAAAATACATGCGGGCCATGCACACCAAAATACCCACTAAAGTTAATATATTCTTGGATCCATTTTTCGCCTGCGGGCCCTTTGGGCAAGGCTTCAATTGCGAACTGACCCGGAGTAGTGCATGCTCGAACTTTCATTCCCCATCCCCCTTCACTGGAAAGTCGTCAGCCGTCAGTGGCTTTCCCTGTTTTGCCGCAATTTCTAGCAGCGTATCACGCCACCAGTCGGGGATATAATTGCGGGCGCACCACGAGTTAACCCGGCCTACCGTCGAGTTTAACATATCAACAACCAGGCTTCGGCCACCCAGCAACTTGATAATTTCTTTTGCAGTCATGTCGTTCCTTTCAGATTGCAACCACACCATAGCAAAGTAATAAAACATTGCAATGCGATATTTTGTATTGACGGGCATTTTCCATTGTGTATGGTGGAAGCAACAAGGAGATAGATGATGACACTACCACAAGCACTGATTGCCGAACTCGAAAAACTGGACGACGCGCAGATTATGGAGCTGCTCGGCCATATCGTTGATCCCGGCAAAGATAGCCCGTTTACCACTTCCGCATATTTACAGGATTGCCTTACGGATAACATGTTGGACGGCTATGGCATAGCGCGTTGCGAGTTTGATGACGACAGCACGAACGATAGCTGGACGGAAACGAGCGACCAGATTTACGACGATCTGAGGGCCGATGAAGCGGGAGTTTATGCGAAATGAGCCGTGCACATAAAACATTCAGGCTAGGCAACTGGGAATTGTGGGCTGACCGGGTTCCTGTGATGCATGGCTGCGCCACCCTTTACACAATCTGGAAGCGCGAAGCTGACGGGGCATGGTATCGCCTAAAGGGCGGTTGCCAGTTGAAGCAGTTGCGGCGTTTTATCGAATTGTGGAGTGAGAAATGACACAGCAAGAATATATCCGCGCCTTATACAACGACTATCTCCGCGCTCTAGGCGACCGCGATAAGGTGTTGTTCGACAACCTCACAATTCCTGAAGAGGATTACGCCAAGCTTGACGAAGTGGTGCAAGTTGCTGAAATGCAGCTACACTTTGCAATCGAGATGACAACCGGCCTGGCAATGGCAGAACTGGAGAAAATACGGTGACACTACAACGCGCACAGGAAGCCGCAGAGCGTGGCGATAACGCCGCATATAGTGGCTTTATGGAACCGATTATGAAGGGCCGCATGGGGCGGCACCCAGACGCACCGATTGTGTTTTCAGTAAAACGCCTGATTGCCGATGCGCTCATGTTGGGAGCTGGGGCTGCAAGCCTTGCATTTGTAGCAATGATGATTGCCGTCGCAGCGGGAGCAGTGGGATGACGCCACAGCCATAAACACCATTCAAGCCGACTGAAAAGAAAGACGGTGATATGATACTGACCGCGAAGGGTTGGGTAATTGTGGGCATCAAGGACGGCAAGCCCGTTGAAGCTCGTATAGTATTTGTGGAGGGTGGGGAATGACTGACAAACCAACAGTGACGCAGGCGGTTTTCGAGCGCGAAGAGCGATTTATTGTTATCAAACGCAAGCACCTGACTAAAGAGCAGGAATTAGGCATCCGTAATCATCTGCAGTGGGCAGGTATCCACACTGTCGAGTGCGCTGTGGTCGAGAGTGATTGGCCAGAATATGAAACGGTTTGGAAGCTCATAGAGGATCGTGTGACCGGGATCACCGCGCACCGCGAGGCCGCGATCAAAGAGGCGGTTGACGCCTACGGCATCACCGAACTGCGCGACGCCTATCACCGCAAGCTTTCAGAGCAATTCTTGCGGGAGAAGGCCAGCGAGAACTGTCAGACCGTGGCCCTCAATCAGGGAGGTTCGGGCGATGAGTGATCTTGTTGAACGGTTGCGGTTCATCGAACGGGCAGACGGCACACAGCGTCAGGTTCGGCTATGCAGCCTAACGCGCCACGACATGCGCCAATTGATAGCGCTGGAAGCTGAGAATGTACTGTTAAAACAGTCACTGGAAACCGCTGTGGCGATGGTCAAACACCATGTCCGACCCGGCGCGTGTATCCGGTTCAAGGGCAACATTATTTCGGCTCAAGGCATATTGGACGTGGCTGCAATCCAACTCGCACAGCAGGGGCGGAATGATGGTTGAAAGAATAACCAAGTGGAAATGCGGCGTATGCGGAGAAGAGCATGTGTCGTACGATTGGGCCAGAAATTGTGAAATAAGCTGCACGGTTAAGAATGGCGTAATCCGGCTCCAATATAAATTGGATAAGCGGCTAACCAATACGAAGGTTGAACCATGACCATCTCTGACCGCGTAGCCGCGCTGATAGGGCCTGATAGGGAAGTGGATTACGAAATAGGAATGGAAGTGCGGAAATTGCGTCCGTTTTTATTTCCGTACCACCGCCCTTACACCTCTTCACTGGACGCCGCCATGACGTTGTATCCTGAGATACCAGACGAAGTGCCGTCCTGCCCCCGCAAAGCAACCGCCGCAGCCTTGCGCGCAAGGGGGTTGTGATGTGTGATTATCTGTATTTTGATGAAAAGCACACGATGTGCTCAAACCAAGCGCAATTAAATGCGATTGTTCCATTTGAAAAATGGGTGTGGGAGAAACACCATAACCCTGAATATGATCCCAAAACATGCCTTTGCCCGGTTAACCTGAAAGCAACGCTATTAAAAGCTGGATACAAGTCAAAAACGCATGGTAACGGGAATATAATTGCTACAAGAGCACCACCCAAAGTTACTGAAAAGGAATGAGAATATGGAAAAAATACCGTTAGAGCGCAGCACCTTGGACGCCCTGCTATGAAGCCCGCCCACATTAAACTTCGCGTGGACATGGACGGGCGCATCTGGGCGACACATGAGCAGCCAACAAAGCCAATACGCCGCTTGCGTGACGTGACGGACGATATTCTGCTATGCCTGTGTGCGGATCTCAGCGCGGATGATAAGGACCGTGACGTAGAGCGATCCGTGCAATTCAGCGATGGCAGGCGCGTGGTTGTGAGTGTTAGGCTTGAAAGCGGCGATTGATCTGGTATAGCATAGAGATTGCCAAGGGTTGCCTTTTAGGTAGTTCGAAACCTTGGTGATAGGGTGGCGGTAGCGATCCGGGCAATACTGTCCGTAGCCCAAAAGGCGAAGCCGCCACCTTTTCTCCACATAAAACAAAACCCCTTCCATTGCTGGAAAGGGCTTTGACGCAAGCTTGGTAGGTGCCGCGTTGGTTATGCTTTAGATAGCCTCTCTCTCAAAAGATACCCTTCAAGAGACCAAATCTTGTTGCGGGCATTATCTCTAGCTATTTTGCGCCCAATCGCCTTATCAAAGTTTTCAGGTGACGCGGCTGCGCTTTCGCCTGTGACAATATATCCATTGCGCAATGTTAGTGCGCAGACAGTTAATGTCGTTTCAGGGAATACGTGATACTGCTCTGAAATAATTGCTTCATCAATTAAGTCTGGCGTTAAACGAGGAGCGTTAAGCCCTTTGTTCCGAATTTCTTTTTCGATTTCATTTTCATTCAACACAATCAATCTCCCTTCAACCTAATGTTCAAATTGAACCAATCCTTAACTACCACTCACCCTAAGTTAAGGCAATGGCTTTTCACTTAACCGCCCAATACCGCATCTGAATGATCTATTCCGCAGCCCATGCACATAAGGTTGAACCGACCCTTACGATAAAAAGCGTTAAGCGCATCGGATCCACATTCGGAACAGGTAAAGGCTAAATCGCCCTGATCTGCGCCAAATGGGTGTTTAGGTGTCGCCTTGTGCAAATGGCACGATGGGCACTCCACCCACATAGTGCCTAGTGGCGCGACAGCAATATGTTCATGCCCACAGCCAATGCACTTAACCGTGCCGGACCAATGCGGAGAACGCTCCTGTTTAGCTTTAGCGAATGATATAACCGTCATAACCCCGCAGCCCAATCAACAGCGCTTTCAAGCTTGGCCGTATTTTCCGTGCAAATCTCTGCATCTTCAAGCGAAATGATTATTCCGCCACTAGCCAGCTCGGTTTGCGCGGGGGCTGTTTCAGGTAATCCGGCACCGTTATTTGCGGGGCTGGCGTTGGTGGTGCTGCTATGAATACGGGCTTGCAGTTTTTTTGCGTACATGCGCCGCAAGTC